GAGCCGCGACCAGGTCAATGCCGAATTCCTCTGCCATCTTGTCTTCTTCGGCGAGCTGCTCGAATACATCCTCGACGTCGCCGCCGCGATCGGAGATGACCTGGTCGCGTGTTTGCAGCGCCGCGGCGATGCCCATGATGGCCGCTTGCGTTTCTTTGTACGGGTCAACCCATTGCCAGCCGCGCGGGATCCACTTTCCTTGCTTGTAGCGTTCAGGATCGCGGGAATCGAGCTTCAGTGCGCCGGTGAGCAGCGCCATCTTCAGCCACTCATCAAAAATCGGCTGAATGAAATCTTCAGAGACGTGCTTCTGCACCTGTTTCCAGTGATCGCGCTCGATCAGAAGGCCGGAGCGCAGCGAGGAGTAGTTAACACCCTGCAGATCGTTGGCCAGCGCGTTGTAGCTGGCGCCCAGGCTCGATGCCACCCAGCGCAGGTTCGTCTTAACGAAGTTCTCAAATGCGTTCGCCGGATGATCGGGCTTGAATTCTTTAATGTCCCAGCCTGCAGGCAATTGCTCAATCATGCCGGCGTTGGCTTCCATGCGCAGCGGTTGTTTAGGATCGTCATTCTGTCCATCGAACGCCCCGGCATCAGTGTTCACCAGGAATGCCATCTTCGCGGCGCCCACGCGCGCGGCTACGATTTCAGCTTCCATGTAGCCATTCAGCATTTTTAGCGACATCATGCCGGCATGAAACCAGGTGAGACCGCGCGTCTGATTCACGCGGTATGGATCGAAAAGATGAATAATTTGATCGGCTGGAATCGGCTCACGTAAAAGCGATCCGCCAAAGTCAGATGGATGGCCGGGATTCACCCAATACGTAACCGGGCGCCCCCACTTATTGACCTCAATCCCTAGGCGAACTTCATTTTCTCCAGAACGGTTTCCACCTGGCCGCGAAAAAAGATGATCGACCTGGTCAGCGTCAATTGTCTGCAGCGCGAATCCCCACTTGTTATCAAACCCGCGGACAATGCGAGTGAAAGATTCACCATCCATCGCTTCAGTCCGGAGACAAAGATCCTGATAGGCGCGAAACGACATCTTGCCGTCGACGGTGCAGTTGCCTTTTTTGCACCATTCATCCCATGCGGCTTCAATCGTTTTATTTGTCTTGCGATCGATCTCGCCATCTGCTGAACGGACCAACGACTGATAGCGAATGCCGGCAGGCCCGACGACGTTGGCGCTAAGTAAATTCAGAAAGTGCCGCGCGATAGGATTATTGCGGACCAGCTCGCGGCCGCGCGCGCGTAACAGGCGAAGATTGCCTCGGCACTCCTGATCCGCCGAAAGAATCGGAGCTACCCAATCCAACGTGAGACGCGATCCGGCGGCGCCGGCGAAAACGGAACTGCGCTTTGCTGAAGCACGCTGCAGTCCCACTAGATTGAGCGCGTGATCGATAACGCGCGTGAATCCGCTCTTCTCTGGCCTCATTGACCGGCTCCGGGAAGTCCGGTCACGTCGACCCAGGTAGATGGAAAGTTCGCGTCGTTTGATTCGTCAACAAAATCGACCAGGACCGGAGCGCCGATTTTGCCAGGATTCTTCTGACGCCACACCATTGAGGCGTAGTAGCCGCGCAGTCTCTGCAGCTCGACCATTGGGATCTTCTTCACGCTACGGCCGCCGCCCAGCGACGAGGCCTGCACGGAGTACTCCTCGACGTCACCGGCGATGCGAGCTGCGATCGCAGCTTCGATTGTGGCCAGCGTTCGCTCGGCGAATGACAAAGTGGCGCCGGCCGGCGCAGTGGCAAGATCAGGTTCTATCTGCACTACGCCTTCACCGACGTCGTACACCTCTGCGCCTCCGGAGCTCGAGACGCGTTCGACGTAGCGATAAAGGCCTGGGCCAACTTCTGAATCTGTGGGATTAATGGTGACGAGCCATGCGGACGAGTCTTGAGGATCGACGACGGCAGATGCATTGAAGGCGTCAGTCGCGCCGTTGAAATAAATCTTGTAGGTCCAGCCGTCGGCCGGCGGGAAGTCGTTGAACGAGCGGTGAAACTTCACCGTCACACCGGCGCTGAACGCAACCGGCACTTCATCTGGAATGGTGGGAGCCACGTGCCCAGAGTGGGCGCGCTAAACACTCGCAGCAACTAGAGTTTGGCTTAGAATGGGGCGGACATGAGCGTCAACAACATCTTTTCCGGGATTCAGCAGTCTTTACCTACACAGGTTCATCAGCTACGCAACCTTCTAACCGTTATTCTCGGCGGGATCGAGACGGACAATAAAGAAATGGCCAAAGCCGCCGTGCGCCGCATGGACGCACAGCTTATATCCTGTCATTGCTGCCCGATCTTTCCGCACCTCAATAGCGCCCAAACAGCAGGAATACAGGAATTACCCGATAGCGATCGACCAGCAAAACTGCACACAATTTAGTGAGTGAACGATCTGGAACTTATGTGCAGCTGCATCGATCTCCTGATCGATCAGCTGGTCGTAAAAGTCGACAACCGGCTTCAATCCTTCCAGCCATATGCCCAACCACTGCGATCACTTCCAGGTCCAGGCTCTGGCTTTGATCGTGCCAAGTCTCTCGGATCCGGCGGTTCATTCGCTTCTTCGGCGAGCTCGCCCAGGCGCCGCACCGTCATGTTGCCGAGCGAGTAGAGTGCAGCGAGCGCATACACTTCGCAATCGAGCGCCTCGTTGCGTGCGCGCGTTTTGATGTATTCACGTACCATCCCACGGCCGCGGCGGTATCTCGTGACACGCTTTTCGCTGGTCAGCTGTTCAAGATATTCATCTTCAGCCCAGCTCGGCAGATGAATATAGCCGGCGCCTGGCGCCGGGATCTGCAGCCGCGAAAAGATGCGGTCCTTCGCAGTGTCGGTTCCGATCATGTAGAGCCGCACACGATACGAATTGTTCTGCGTGAACTTCTGCAGGATCTCTTTGCCGCTCTCGCTCGATCCTTTGCATGTGAATATCCGGCGCGATTGCCGGCCTTTCACGAATTTATAAACTTCATCTGTATGGTGGCCACCGGAATCGACAAACACGGATGCGATCGTCATCATACGGCCGCTGGCATGCTTCCACGCGGTCCGCAGAAACTCATCAGCCTCGTTCCACACCTGCTGCTGGCCGGGATCTCCGAAGAATTCCTCGTGTGCGATCAGCCAGGACTCTTCTTCGGCGCCCCAGCCCTTCACCACGGCGACCAGGCGATCGTCCTGGACGTCGACCGCGGCCGTCAGAAGGCCAACACCTCTCGGCACCTCAACTTGAGCCTCATCCGTACCGCTGTACTTCTCGCAACGCCGGCGCAGGTCGTGCGGCTCGAGCGAAAATCCTTGTTCTTCCCATGTCTCGCCCAGGCGCAGATTGATGAACGCTTTCAGTTTCTCCGGATCCCGCTGCGCCTTCACCCATTCATCAGCCAGATCCGCCCAGATATCACGCCAGGGCGAATAGAGCGCGTTGAGAGCGAAACCGACGACGACGCGGCCGGGAAACTTCGCAACCCAGCGACCGCCGTTGAGCATTTGCTGTTTGTGGCGCTCGCCAATGAGCTTTTCGCATTGCACACACTGATAACCGACGCTCGAGGCGATCACCTGGCCACCGGCATCGAGCTGGTAAACCAGCCGATGCGTGCGCGTTTCAGGATCTCGCCAGAAAAGGCCCTGCATGCGGCCGCAGAAGGGACAGGGGACGTGAAAGTAGCGCTGGTCACTCTCTTCGAAACGTTTTTCAATGCGGCTGAAGCCCTTCGGCTTCGCCGGCGTGGATCCTTCAACGATTTTGAAGTCCGTAAATTGGTCCGTGCGGCGTTTCGCAATTTCCACGGGATCGCCTTCGCCGTCGACGTCGATGGGATAACCTTCAGTTTCGTCCAGGAGAACGATCGGGACCGGATCCGAGCGCAGTCCGGTGCCAGAATTCGCGCCGGCAAGTTTCAGAAAGCCGCCTGGGAATTCTTTGAGCTGCAGAGTGTTGCCCGCGCGCCGCGCCGTTGCCGGCCGGATCTTCGCTTTTAATGCCGGCGTGCTGTCGATCATTGGAGTGATGCGCTTTTTCCCGTAATCTTTCGCGTTGTCGATCGTGGGCTGCACCAACATGATTGGTTTCGGGTCCACGTCAATGAAATAACCGATGATGTTGTTCAGCACGGCATCCGAATAACCGACTTGCGTCGGCTTCTTCACCACAATTTCGTGAACATTCGGATCGCAGATGACGTCCATCATCTCGATCTGGTATTGCTCAGGGCGGAATGGTCCGGGCCTGGCGGTGGTTCCCTTAGGGAGAACGCGATTGCGCCGCGCCCACTCTGAGACGAGGATGTCAGGCGGCGGCGCGTAGGCGCTGTACATGCGCCTGATCACATCTTTGAAGTGCTCAGCGGCCGTGTCGTGAGTGGCTAACATCGGTTAACCAAGCTCGCAGGGATCAACTCGAATTATGGAATGCCCAAAACTAAAATCAATCAAAACACCGTCGGCCGTGAGATGGTTAACCTGATCTCGATAGACCGAAACGCTGTTGGCGTAAACGTAGTAAAACT